TATAATGTACTTTTTGGGGGAAGTGGTTCGGGCAAGTCACAGACCATGATTCAATTGTTTCTTTCTGAAATATTGAACCATGAGGTTAATCAGAATCAAACCTACTTTGTTATCCGTAAAGTAGCCGGCACTCTTAGAAACTCAGTATTTGCCGATTTTAAAAATAAAGTATCGGATTGGAATTTGACAAATAATGTCAAATGTCAAAAGAGTTACTTGGAAATCCATGCAGGTACTAACCGAATAGTTTTTTTAGGATGCGATGACCCTGAGAAATTAAAATCGTTAAGTCAAGCCAAATATATTTGGATAGAGGAAGCGACTGAACTAACAATGGAAGACTTCACCCAAATTACTTTGAGGTTAAGAGGTAACAGTAAATTCCAAAAAAGATTCTTTATTACCTTTAATCCTGTATCCGATTCACATTGGATTAAAAAAAGATTTTTTGATGAACCTCCGCAAAACGAAAAGGATTCAATCCTAATTATCCATGCGACCTATCTAGATAATCTTGATAAGCTAGATAAGGAATACGCAGTCAGGATGGAATCTTTAAAGGATGTTGATGAAACCTTTTACGAGGTCTATGCCAAAGGAAATTGGGGAGTTTGGGATCGGGAATCCTTATTTGCCAGAAACTTTAAAGTGGATGAGCATTGCCAGAACTACACAGTTAAAGCCCATCCAGGATTGGAGTTGTACCTATCCTTTGACTTTAACGTGACTAATACTTGTGTGATTGCTCAATTCTCAAAGAATAGCGTAGAAGCTGGCTATTATGCTAAAATCAACATCCTAAAGGTTTACCGGGTTGGTGACCTGGAAGAACTTTGCAAGGCAATAATGCTCGATTATCCCGGTATGAATTATATTATCAATGGTGACCCGGCGGGAAACAGCAGACAGGCAGGAACTAAAAACAATATTAGCAACTTTCAATTGATTCAATCGGTTCTCGGGGTTCGGGATATCAACATGCAGGTGTTAAGGTTTGCCCCTTCACATTTGGCCACAAAGTTGATTTCTGATATGTGTTTCAAGAAATGCCTATTTTGGATTTCAACTCCAAACTGCAAGGAATTGATAGCTGATTTTAAAGAGGCAAAAGTTGATAGGACAGTAAGTTTAGATCCATGGAAAAAGAAGAACCCAAACATGAGCCATGCTCTTGACTGTTTTCGTTATTTCATTTATGGCAATTTCTTAGAAATAACTTCAACTTATAATCTTGATAAATTTGATGCAAGAAAAATGCAATTGTAATTTCTTAACTTTGTAAAAATTCAAAAAGATATGAGTTGTAATAATTGCGGAACGTGTTACCAGATTTGTTTGCCGTTCCAATCTTGTTTTTCTGAAATGTTGGTTCAGGTTCCAATTGATTACACAAGTGAAGATATAGTTATAAAGATAGCCAATGGTCAGGGGATTACATTTGAACAGCAAGCGGAGGTCGTAGAAGGCTTTGCGACAATTGATTTGACATTGTTTCCTGATGGGTTCTTTTCGTCTTATGGTGGTCCTTATTCTTTGCAGTTCTTTGATTACATTACTTTGCAATTAATTAATTTTGTTGCAATGAATGGAATGGATTATAATTGCATTCAGTTTGAATTTCAGAATGGGTCTGAAGTTGAAACGATAACAATATCAGCATTCGGTTAGTGGACTTTGTAATAGGAACCATAGTAAAATTCAGACGTACATCCGGGACAATTTGTTCCGGGAACGTCAAAAAGATTGATGGTGAGTTTTTAACCATCAGCGGAAAATGTGGAGTTTTCAAAATTCATGAATCAAAAGTAATTACTAAGTAAGATGTGCAGTTGTGGGAGTAAAGTTAAAAAGCCAGTTGTTAAAAAACCTATAAAGAAATGATCAACCTAATCTTTGAAGCTACTTCAACTGCCCTCTTTGCTCAATTCTTTTGTTATGCGATTATTTTTGTTCCATACCTGCAATGGTATTCTAATCTTATCAACAAACTTCCTGAATACCTATCTGACCCTTTAGGCAACTGCCCTTATTGTTTTGCCCCCTGGTTATTTTTATTCTTCTATTATGTTCCAATTATTCAAGAAATCAAAGAAGTCTGTTTTGCCTTCGGCTGGATATACTTCATCAATGCCTGTTTCAACAGATTCCTCGAATCAGAATGATAAGCCTCAATATTTAGGCAATGCCGACAAAATCCATTGGCCAAAGATTGAATTTGCCTTTAGGTCTGGAAACAAGAATTATTTCTGTTGGAATCAGGACATCATGATTTCATGGGAACGCATGGAGGCAGCTAAAATGATTTATCGGGAGTTGGACTATCAAATGAATCCAACGATGCTGACACAGCATTGGGAGGCTATAGAATCACTCCTGACTGACCCAAAGAAGAAGGTTGAAAAGAAGATGCTTGAAATAGGGGTGCTTAATGAATCTATGAAGCAGGCTCAAAACTTATCAATCAGATTAGACACTCAAATCAAACTGGCCACAGTTAAGTATTTTGATGAATACGAGGATCCCTTTGGCTATGACCATAAATATAATTTAGAAAAAGTAAAGTTCTGGTCATCCAATAATGATATCTCTACTTTTTTTTTGAATCTGCCTCAAAATCAATATCTGCAACCCTCGGAAGGGTTACAAGAGAATTTCCAGAGTTGTTTGAAAGGAATAGCGGTAATGAACATAAAGAACATGGAACTTCATTCTACTTTGATGAACTCGGAAAATTTAAGTCAGGATATAAAGAAAGAATTAGATTTGCAAAAGGAATGGATGTCAGCTATGAGTCATTGGTCAGACGTTCCTATTACCAGTTTTATTTAGATTATTCTATTTGGCTGGAGGCAATCAAAAAACAAAAATAGTGCAAATTGTCTACTATCTCACAGAATAACATAGTTGTTAATTATGTTGTCACCAGCGACCAAATCGCCAAAACTAAAACTGAATTTGATAAATTAACCGATGCTGAAAAAAAAGCGGTTGATGAAACGAAGAAGCTTAATGACAGTTTAAAAAAGACTGGGCAAGAGGGAAGCCAATCGGTTAAGAATGTTGGCAATGAAATGAACAACCTAACTGGAATTGCCAAATCCGGTGCAGGTTTATTGGCTGGATTCTTTGCTATTTCTTCTATTAAAGAGTTTACTCAAAAACTGTTTACAACTACGGCAGCATTTGAAAGCTTACGAACAACAATAAACTATGCAACTCAAGGGCAGGCAAAAAGTGGGGAGGCTTTTCAGTATCTTACTAATTTGGCAAACAAATTTGGAAAAGACCTTCAATCTCTTGCAGGGACTTATTCTTCATTTACTGCTTCTTCTAATCTTGCAGGGATAAAACTTAATGAATCCAATAAAATATTTGAAGCAGCGGTAAAGGCATCAACTGCTCTAGGAAAATCAAATCAAGATACTCAAGGAATCCTTTTGGCCTTTTCTCAAATTGTATCAAAAGGAACGGTTCAAGCAGAAGAATTAAGAAATCAAAGAGGCGAAAGAATACCAGGTGCATTTAATTTGGCTGCAAAAGCAATGGGAGTTACTACACAACAACTCAATAAAATGCTTGAACAAGGCCAAGTAATATCGGCTGATTTTTTGCCAAAGTTTGCAGTTGAATTAGAAAAAGCTTTTGGAAGTGCAGCCCAAGCCAAAGTAAATAGTTTGACTGCTTCTTTAGGAAGATTTACAACTGCATTTGATAAATTTCTTGAATCTCCATTAATCGCTAAATATTTGGCTGAAACCTTAAATTTAATTAGTGTTTCATTAGACCAGATTAGAAGACTAACAATGACTGAGGGGGAAAAGAAAGCTGAACAAGAGGCAAAGATTGAATCTAATATAACAAACAATTTAAAAACTGAACTTGCAGCAAGATTAAAGGCTATTCAAGAAAAGACAAATAAAAATGCAACAATGGATCAGGTTGTTATGCAGAAATATGTTGAAACCCTAGCCTTTCAATCAAAATATGAAACTGAGGTAACTAATCAAAAAATCATAACTGCAAATTCATGGAATAAGCTTGCATTAACAACTGCTCAAAATAATTTAAACAATACAAATATTGTTTTGGCTGCTCTTGAAAAAGAAATAAATGGATATACAATCTCAAATCAAAAGAAAAAAGTATTAACAGATGCCGAAATCAAAGCCTTAAAAGCTGCGTTTGATGCTAGGATGCAAATGTTAAATCTTGAAAAACAAGAAAGAGAGTTAAGAGGTAAATTAGCAAATGACCCAAATGCAGGTTTAACTGCTGAAATCAAATTTTTAGAAGATGAACTTGCTTTAAAAAAACTATATCAGGGAAAAGGATTAAAGATTAAGGACGTTGAAATTGTTATTACCAAAGAAAAGCTTGCAATAGCTAAAAAAGATTATGATGCTGCTTTGATGCAGAATTATAAAGATACTGTTGATAATGAGGAGGCAAAGCAAAAGGCCAGAAAAGCATCAATGGACAAAACGCTTGAAGATAATAAGGACAATGTAAAGTTATCTGAAGAGATTTCTAAAAAGTCAATAGATGATGAATATAAAAGAATAAAGAAAGCAGAAGAGGAAAAGGCTGCAATAATTCAAGCAACAATTGATCTTGCAGCCGAGACAACAAACAGTTTATTTAATCTTCAATCTCAATATGCTGCCAGAGATATGGCAAGAAAGCAAAAACAATTTGATGAAGAAATCAGATTAGCTGATGGCAATGTCCAAAAGATTAATGAAATCAATGAAAGAAGAGCAGCAGCAGAAAAAGAATACAGATTAAAAGAGTTTAGAGCGAATCAACTTCAAGCGATTGCAAATGTTGTTTTTAACACTGCTCCAATAATTGCACAATATACCGCTAAAGTTATAACCGCACCATTGGCTATCATTGCTGCTGCTTCTGCTGCTGCTCAAATTGGTTTTATACTTGCTCAAGCACCTCCAGAATTTGCCGAAGGAACAAAAGGAAAGTTTTATAAAGGTAGGGCGATAGTTGGTGAGCAAGGAACTGAAAAGGTAGTGACTCAATCAGGAAAGGTTTATTACACTCCTGGAGTGGCAACCTTAGCCCAATTCGATGAACCTGTCCAAATCATTCCAAATAATCAATTAGGAATAAACGACAAAAGGCAGTTAAGTTTAATTTATGGCAACACAAGCAGAACAAACGATTCAGGAGGCCGGATAATTGAAAAACTATCCAATATCGAATCAGGATTAAAGAATATGCCTGTGGCTGCGATTTCATTGGATGAAAGAGGATTTATGAAAAAAGTAAGAACTCCCAACCGTTCAACAACTATTTTGAATAACAGATTCAAAAATTAATTCTATCTTTGCCTTGTTGCTACTCCGATAGCCTGTTTTTCATTTGTTTTTTTGTTTTGAAAAAACCAACTCCTAATCGGGTTGGTTTTTTTATTTAACTTTGCCAACATGGCAGGTTGGAAATTCTTTATAAATAATATTCAAGTTGATGAACCTATTGGCTGGGATGGAATAGAGTTCAATGCGATAAGGTTAGAATCACATGGAATCGACCAACCATTTTCCACAGAAATAACATGGTCCGGCACTCCATCCAGATTTGAAAACGGTGCTAAAATCCTTAAAGACTTTTTTGATTCTGGATTTATAAACGATGTAATTCCTTTCCGGATTACAAGTGACCAAGTAATCGATGGGAATACCTATGACTTCAATGGATTAATTAACATGGCTTTGTATTCTGAAAAGAATACTTGCGACACACAAGGATGGGAGATTACTGTAGGAATCCTTGAAAATGATTTTAAGGAAGTGTTTATGGCAAGGCAAGATACAGAGGTTGACCTTTTAACCTTAAAAGACCTTGACCAGAATGTAATACCTGCCTTGACTTTTACCGATGTTAGGCTGCATTCGCAAGAGTTGTATTTGCAGGGCAATTGGACACAATTATCTCCAACAGGATATGCAGGTGATCAAAATTGTGTTTTCCCTTTGTACATTAACAAAACAGATTTTAAAGGCCCATTTGGAAGTTCATTTAATCCAAAAGGATTTGAGTTTTCAAATACAAATGTTTATTTTAAAAATAATACAGAAGAAACAAGGACATTAACAATTAAAAGTGGTCAAGTTAAATGTGGAATAAGTTATTTTCCTGGACCAGGCCCAACTATTGATTTTGAGATTCAATTCATAATTTTTAATCAAAGTAATGCGATTCATAGTGTTGATGTTTTAGATGTAATCAATTTGCCAATTGGTGGTGATGGTGAGTTAAGTTATACTTTTGTAAATTATACAATTAGTTTACCAAAAGATTATAGTTTTACTATTATAGTTGGTAGGCAATCACCATTTCCTACATACACCGTTTTTTTTGATGATATCAGTAGTAATTTTTTAAACATTATAGAATTTTCCCAAGTCCAAGCTTCGAACTGTAAAGGTCTTTACATTTTTGATTTTCTTAAAAGGTTGTTGTTTATTATAACTGGAAATTCAAATGCCTTAGTTTCAGATTACTTTTCAGTAACGAATCAAGGGTTAATGTGGAATAACCTAATCACGACAGGATTATACATTCGAAACGGCCAGTTATTAGACCAAGCCAATCCACAGATTCAAACCTCCTATAGTCAGTTCTTTGAAGACCTAAATAGGATTTTCAATTTAGGATGGGGCTTTGAATACAATGAAAGTCTTTCAATCTGGCAGATAAGAGTTGAACCAATGGAATACTTTTATGATGATGCCTTGCAGATTGGTAATTTTGAAAAAGCATCAAACATTGTGCAAAATGCGAATGTGCAAGACTTGGTTAATTCATTTAAATTAGGATTTACTGACCAATGGAAAAATATTGCAGTTTCTGGAATTTTTGAACCTCATACTTACCGGGGTTATTCAACACCTAATAGGTCAAGGTCGGCAGATACAAAGGTTTTAGACCTTCGGTCTGGAATAATTGCTTCTGGATATGCAATTGAGTTTTCAAGACGATTACAGTATCTTAGAGATGATTCAGGTTCATCGGATAGACCAAATGACTACAACCTATTTATAATCTGGTTGAATCGGGCTGAGGTAATATTTGAAGAAATCGCAAACACTGGTTATGAATTTCCTGATGAAACAGGTTCAGTAACATTTGCACCCGGTACTGTTTCAGTTGGTTCTAATTTAGTTGGTTCAACAAATGCACCTATAAGTGAAATTTACAATATACTTCACACACCTGCCAGAATAGCTGCAAGATGGTGGAAGTATCTAGGGATGAATACCTATGGGCTACCAACTCCAAAAGCTGAATTGTTCTTTCAATCTGGCGAGTATTTTACGACACTTGAAAGTAGTGTTACTAATACTTACTTCCCGACTGCTAATCAGGAAATTTCTGGAACAGTTGCAGAAAACACCAATATTTCAGAAGCTATTTTACAGATTGGTTTAAACGATTACCTTTTCAAACCAATAACATTAGAGTTCTCATTTCCTCAAAACC